GGGTGATTGACCACCATCGCCTCGATCGACGTGCCGACAGGATACCGCGTGACGGTCGGTGATCCGAGAACGAACGGATCGCGGTAAACTGCGTCAAAACTGGCCGTCACGGTTTCAGTCTCCGATATCCGACGATGCGCTCACGCACAGTCCAGTGTGATGTCGGCACTATAACCGAATGTGTCGCTCGTTCAATGTGGATGATGCGACCCGGTGCCGTGACGATCCCGACATGCCCCGCCCAGCGCGACCCGTTGAGCCGCATCACCGCCACGTCGAGNGGTTCGGGCACATCAGGCTCAAACCACTCATCCNTATCGGCACCGCCTGTGATCTGACGNGCNACGGCGGTAAGGTTTGCNGCCGATATTTCGCCGTAACTTGGNAGGANCGCGCCNACTTCCTGNGCATAGATCAGCCGCACCAGACCCCANCAATCCAGACCNGAANCGTCACGTCCNCCGTCAACGAACGGGATGCCGACATACTCCGACCAATTCACCGGTACAGGCCCGGAAACCGATCCTTTGTCGCCAACGTCCCCGGCCAGACTTCCTGCGCATANTCCCATGTGCGTAACCTGCCTTTCACCGCNAGAACATCGACCTCCACATCGACAAGATAGAGAGAGTCGGCCACATAGACACGNGGNATNGNCCCGTCGATGGGTGTCCTNGGATCNACGGTCAGATCGAACTCCGACCCGGCGANGATTTCCAGTTTGAGACGGGCCGGGTCGATGAGATCGAGAAGCGTCCGGCCGATCTTCTGATCGACGTTCTGGATTTCCAACTCGGCTTCCGGTGGTGACTCGGTGTCGCTCAACATGGATATGGTGAACGGAAACCCGATGAACGTCTCACCGTCCAAGGTAAAATCCTTCGGGTCGGAGACGACACGGATCGGTTCAGGCAGGTTATCGTGGGTGATGGTCAGGAAAACCAGATAGATTTCCGCCGATTCCTCACGGTTCAATTCACGTTCGACACCGGCCGGTATGATCCGCTCGATCGTCATATTGGCGACCTGACCAGATTGACCGACAAGTCATAGAGACTGCCCCCGACATGTGTGACGGTGTACGGTCGATCACCGTCCGCGAACTGCCAACTATAACCAAGACCATCGACAGGATCGTTCCAGTTATAAGATAACGTTCCGTCCATGAGGTCGATCGAATAGAATGATTCAAACGCGGACAACTGCGCCTGTGAAAGACCGGTAAATGTACCAGAGAACGTGAAGGCCACAGCGGATGATCTTCGACGCAGGATGGGCTTGCCGACCTCTGGCTGAAACCCCACACGGTTCGACTGCGGCCCACCACTCCACGACCGCGCCGCGGGCTTCTGCGGCAGACTGATCGGCCATGTGATCATCAATGCCATCACCGGACCTTCCGTGTCGGCTGCGTTCCGAACCGTGACTTGTTCGCACCGTCCGTTCTACCGGACATGACGGCGCGGTTCACTTCCTCGATCACGAACTCACGCAGGATGTTTCCGTTCTGTTGCGTGGACTGCCGCTCAGTCACACGGGTATTTGGTGCCTGATTGATGATGTTCGTCGTCACAGACACGCCACTGCCACCGCCGCCACGGCCCGCTGTGACGCCCAGAGTGCCGTCAGAGGCGCGACGCAGCGGTAGAATGGCCTCCGGTCCAGCCTCGCCTGCCTGACCCGTCCTGCCGTTCGACATGGTAAAGTTGGTGGGCGTGTTGACCACACCACCCTTGGCAAACTTTGTCGTGCCATCCTTGTTCACCAGAGGTGTGAAGCCCGCCCCACCAAAGAGTGTCGGGAATGCACGGGACAGGAACTGCGAACCGGCAGCCTTGATCGCCAGCGTCGCCAGTGATTTTCTCAGGCTGTCCAGCACATCAAGCGCGCCTTTGCCGCCTTCGGCAATGCTGGCCCACAGACCGTCAAAAGCCGTCCGCGTTGCGCCCTGCACCTCACTGGTGAGTGTTTTCAATTCTTTCGTGGTGTCTTTGATGGCTTTCTTGGCCTTGTCGATTTCATCCGCCCCTTTGAACCAATCGCGGATGTCGATGCGGTCGCCTTCATTATTTATCAGTTCGAGCAGCTTCGCCACGGAGTCGAGAGGTTTGTCCGCGGCCACAAATAGTTCTGCCGCAAGTTTGAACGATTCCCCTGCACTTCTGGCGCTTTCCTTTATTTTGGCTTGCTTTTCCAAAATAGTTGATCCTACCCGTATGGCAGCATTGTCCAAATCGTCAGCAAGCCCGTCGAGTTTGATTGAACGAAGCCCATCCGCCAAATTCAATATAAAGTTCCGCCAAATAACCAGCATGTCCACTACGGTCTTGTCCCACCCGACCAAAAGTGTGGTGGTGAAACCCTTCCATAGCGCGGTGAACGAATCCGTCATATCCCCTATCTTAGTGAAAACCTCCACGAACACATCGCGTACCAAACCCAATACCGCACCAAACCCTCCCGCGGCTTTGGTCAGTTCAAGAAATTTGAATACCAGATTGCCGATAATTACGAGGACCGCGATCGGCAAGAATGTGAGGAATGCGGCACGAAGCGTCACGAGTGCGCCCGTGACCGACGCAACCGCCCCTGCAAGAGTAAACCCGGCGAGTTGTGCTGCGAGGAACGAGAATACGAGGCGTCCCGCAAAGAAGGCGGCGACCGTCAGACCGATGACCAGCATTCGATCGAGATTGTTCACGACGATATTAGCGAACTCGATGAAGAACGTCCCGACAGCGGACAGTATGCGCGCCAAGTCCTCGAACTCATCCTTGAGAACACCGACGATCGGAGTCAGATCGGCCATGGCACCGCCAGCCCGTGTGATCATCAACGTCGCGGTGCCGACAACTGTGATCAGAGCGGCGAGTACCGCGCCGACCGCGCCAAACCCCTGGACAAACTGCGGAAGCTGTTGGGTCACGGCGAGAATGGCGCTTTGACCTCCGGCAACCTGAACGGCAAAGTCAGACAACTGAAAACCGGCCTGTTGGACAATACGCCGGTTGCGCAGCATCATACCGGACATGCCGTTCAGATCGTTACGCATCCCACGCAGATTGGCCCGCGATCTCTGGAACGCTGGACGGGTGCTGTCAGTTGCCCGGATTGTAAATTCTGCGCTGGGATTGGTCATTTCTTGTCCCGGTCCTTGTCAATGTACCGCAGAAAGGCAAGCCATGTCACGATCCGACGTCTAGGGGCGTTCAGAAATTCATCGACTGGTCTTTGGAGCCGGTAAGCGAGGGTGTAGCAGGCGAACACGATTTCCGGCCCCTCGGTCAGTTTTTTGATGCAGTCTCCAACGCCTCATCCTGAAAGTCCAACCCGTCATCCTTGAACAATCGCGCCCGTACATCGGAAAGCCATGACACCTTCATGCGCAGAAGCATCGGCTTGTGGCTGGCGTCGAAAATCCGGGTACCTTCCTCATCCTGTGCCTTGCGGATGATCAGATCGACCGTTGCCTCGAGACTCGGGCTGTCGATGAACTTCGGATGCCGTTTCGTCACCCACTCGATATCCGCCCCTGTCAGGTCGGTGGAGTACATGACGATCTTCTGACCACCGATGATTGTCTCGCATGTGTTGCGATGATCATCGTCCAGATCGGCCTTGAGCAGCGCGGTGATGTCAACCATCAGACGGCACCTTCTGTCAGCGCGCCGTTGCCTTCACCGGAAATGGAAAGTTCGACCAGCCCCTCATGTGTGGTGGCGATCGCACGTTCCGTGATGATCGCGCTGCCGATCAATTCCAGATCACCAACCACGGGCGCGGTGGTGGCACCGGCATATGGATAGAATGTGCAGGATACCTCCGCACCCGTCGCGAAAGCGTTCTGTCCGACATCCTCCGGGTCGATCAGCAACGATGCGCTGAACGTCCAGGTTTTGTGCATGGCTTTCTTGGTGCGCCACGCATCCCCCATGACCGTATCGTCAAGCGTCTCACCGGTCGTGTTGATATCGAAGGAACGAATTTCCCCGACGTCACTCGCACCGGCCTTCATCGAGCCTTCTTTTCCCGTAAACGTTGCCATGTTATCGCCTCATACGAGTGTTTCAGGATCACCCCGAAGGGTACGGTAGATCACTTCAAAGGTCAACGTGGTAACGCCCAATGGAACGTCGCCGTCGTTGGCCGCNGTTATTGTCGTGGTGGTCAGGTTCGTATCGACAGCCTTGCCGTCATATGATTGGCCGACCAATNTGGACTCAACGACAGCGGCGTGGGCATCCATTACATCTTGAAGCGTGGCTTCCGGCGCCGAATCGAGAATGTCCACAATCAGAGTCAGGAGGTGGCCGTCGATCCCCATGGACCCGAAACGATCGTCAATGTCGTCACCGGTCGTATANACATTGTAACGCGGCAGGTCAGCCTGAGCGGTCGGCCACACACGGGATGTCTTGACTGACGTTCCGACAGGCGCGGAGGCCGTCAGGAGTGCCGTAACCGCCNTTCTGATCTGGGTGCGTCCGTGTGCCATCAGAGGCGCTCCAGGTGCCACACGACGACGCCACCGCCATCATCCTCAGGCACACGGGCCGTGTACTGTGCGCCCTCGATGGTCAGCGTGTCGCCAGTGGCGATCCCGGCGCTTGACCGACACGTCAACATCTTGACGCGCTGGATCACGATACCGCCCTGGCCGTCATCGACCTCGACGTCCTTGTCCTCGAACACGCCGGTCGTCTCGCCGCTCGGGGTCGTGACCGGGACGGAAAAATCCGCGGTGGAAAAAACCGCCACCAGATCGGCCTCGATGAAACTCGCCGGTGTCATTCAGGCAGGCCCCTGATCGGCTTCGACACCGCCGTGATCCCATCGTCGTCACCGTCGCGGTTGCGTTTTTTCGGTGCCTTCTCGATGAACCGCGCTACGTCCGGGTGATCCTCGGGCAGCATCCGACGCATGTTCACAAGGGTCTGAATCTTGTCCGGGCCGATGTCCTTGACGTCAACCTCAACGCCCTGTGCGAAGCCGCGACCGTTCACGCTGAACCCGACAAGTGCGATGTACTTCGTCATATCGTTCTCCTGTTGCGATAGGGACGGGTGATCGTGTGCCGCCCGTCCCTTCGTTATCATCAGACGGTATCGTTACCATACGCGAACGACTGCGGGTGACGGACCGTCGTGTCGATGGTCTGGAAGGCCAGCATTCGGACACCGTTCGACTTGGCGAGAGCGGCGAAGTCGAACACCAGATCGAGGGTGCCCCACATGCCGATCAGCAAGTCCGACCAGTTCCCGAAGTACAGGTTCCCGTCCGTGCCCTGATTACTCGACAGGTACGGATACCCGTTGGTGGTGCCGCCCGGTTCGGCCAGCGTCATGCCGGTCCCGGCGAACTTCTCGGTCGTTTTCATCGCACCCCACATGTTCGTGCGGCCGATGTAGGCGAGATTGCCGAACAGCGCATTGTCGTCAGCGATCGCGGTTTCCAGCGCGACAATCTCGGCCCATGTCGGATTGACGCCCGCCCATGTCGGCGTCTTGCTGATACCGACCGTGTTCAGAACGCCGGTCGGTTGACCGGTGGCGCCGGTGCCCTCAAGGGCCGCAAGGTCGATTCCCAACGCCATCGCGGCGGTGATATCGGAACGAACCAGTGACTCGATGTCAGGGCTGGACTGTTGACGCATGCGCCGGGTCATGTCGGTGTGCACCGAGATATCATTCGGCGTGAGCGATACGGTCCCGAAGGTGGGTTCCGATACGGTGGAGTCCCCGCCTTCGGCGGAAATCCACGTCGCGGTCGATGCGGTCAGTTTCTTCGGGATATCGACGTTCCCCGAAAGACCCTGCAACATCGTCGGCCCCGCCCGCATCACCGACGCCATGTTCCGCAACACGTCGATGAAGGACGATGCGCGGTGTTCGGTCGGAACAAGCGCGGTATCGACGCCCGCCGACAGTGTGCGTTGACCGTAACTCGAAGGAATCCAATCCCGCAGAACTTCCGCGGGAATCTGGTTGCCACGGGTCTTGACACCATCACGGGACAGGGCATCCGACGCAGCCGAAACTGCCTCGAACTCAAAGGCCGCTTCAGTGATGTCGCTCTGCGTTGCACCGGGCCGACTCGCACGACAAAGGCGCATGATCGAAAATTCACGGGTCTCCCGGCCGCTCAGGCCGATATCGCGATTTTCGAGCGGCTTGTTGCCGATCTGGGAAAGAACGAACCCGCGAAACTCCGACAGGGGTTTGTCCTTGGCGTATTTCGCCGTGGTTTCCCGGTCGATGTTGTGACGCGCGGCCAGATCGTACATTTCCGCAACATCGATGGACCGCTGGCGCATTTCAGCGTCAAAGTCACGTTCCGGCGCGGTACGCACGGCAGCCGCCATGGACTGTGCATGAACGGGTGCGGGCTGAGAACGGTTTTGTTCCTGATCGCCCTGGTTCTTGATATCTTCGGGCATTTCTGCCTCCATGGTTGATGTTTCACTTGCCTGTGTGGTCTGAGGATTCTCCCGTGCCCGCCCGACGCCGACTGACGTGTCGGCAGGAACGGAAACGATCGACACCTCGAAGGGCGACCATTTGAGAACGCGCACTTCTTCTGTCTTTTCGTCGCGCTCTGTCTTGTGGATGCGATAGCCGATGCTGACATTCGCCCGGATACCGTCTCGCACATCGTCAAGAATCTCACTCGCACGGCTTGACTTGCCGAACCTGACTTTTGCCTTGAGCCTCTTGTTCTCGATCCGCGCATCCGTCACCACACCAATCACATCACGATGATCATGGTCGAGAAGGAGGGGCGCGGACCCGCCGCTGAAAAATTTCAGATCGACACTCGCACGGTCATGCACGAGAATTTCACTGCCGAAAAACCGCTCCACCGGTTCTTCCGAGGAAACGGATATCCACATACTCCGTTCATCGTCCTCGTGAACGGCACGTTCGAGAATCACCGCGTCACGGTAGAGAGTTATCGGTTCGTCCGGCATTACACTGTCCCTTTACTGGCGAGATGATACTATTCATCGTCCTCTGTGGCAACAGGTGTTGATTGATCGGGAAAGCGCGGTTCTTCTTCCGCAAGTTCCTGGGCGATATCGTCCAGATCGTTACCCTGTTCCCCGGCGATCCGGCGACGGCTGGTGATGCCCAACGCGACCGAGTCGGCATACGCTTTGACTTCCTTGGACGGATCGACCCATGACCACCCGCGCGGACGAAACTTGACTGCCCCCACCGCTGAAAATTTGGCAAACCGCCTGGGTGGAAGTCCCGTGCTCCCGAAGTCGAGAACCATGGACAGCCATTCCCGATACACGCGCATCGCGAACCGGGAAATGAAGAACCGCTGAATGGCACGGTAAAAATCCCGATCTGACAAAGCGCCCTGACGGATCGAAGAATAACTGACGGCCTCAAGGTCCATTGCCAAATCAAAATAGCTGACGCCAAGCCCTGTGGCGATCGAACGGATGATCTGCCGCTCAAACCCAACATAGTCGGTGCTCGACCCGTTCGGATCCATCGGCGTGTACCTGTACCCCTCGGGTAGCGCGGTCATCATGCCGGGGCGAACTTCCATTTCCAACTGCCCGTCATCTGTCTCCGAGTCCGCGACACCCTCAACCGGACCACTATCCTTGTCGCGCTCGAAGAACCCGCCTTTGGCCGCGGCGAGACGGCGGTTGGTAATCTCGGCGTCCCGATACCCGGCCAGCATCTTCGCGTCCGTCAGGACCGCGCTCATGGGCGGTTCGCCGCGGGTCTGACCGGGCCGGGACTTGATGTACATATGGATCATATCCGATGCGGGAACACGGACGTATTTTCGCTGGTTGATGCCGGAAAACCAACCATGATCACCCGGATGCATCGAATGCATATGGTACGCGATTGGCCGTTCATCCTCATCAATCTCCACACCCATGCGGATGCGGTTTTGCGTCCCAGGAAACCGTGAATTGAGTGTTTCGTCAATCTGATCGGCCTCGATGAATTTAAGGGCGATCCCGTCTGGAAACTGCCTGCCGCGACGGATGTGAACGAACGCCTCACCGTCACGTCCCCATACGCGGACAGCCATACGGGACGCTTCGACCCAATCCATCATACCGTCCGCAGTAACCGTACCTGTCCATTCACGCCACGCGGCTTCAATACGCTCATTCGCCACGGTATCCAGCGATCCGTCGAGGTTCTTGGCCCGAAGTTGTAACTGAAAGCCCACATGGCCGACGACATTGTCCTGCATGAGTTGCAGGAACCGTTTCGCCAGCGGGTTGTTACGCTCAAGGTTCCGTGCACGTCCCCGCAGGATCGCCAATGCGACCTCAAGTTCCGCGTCGGCTGACAGATAGGATGGCGTAAAATCGTTCAGGCGAGCGGTCGTCTGTGCACCAGCATAGGACCGCGTAGCGGTACGCTTTGGCGCCTCCTTCTTCCTGCGGAAAAGACCCATCATTCAACGAACCTCACCTGTATGGTGTTCCGTGACGGACGCCCCATCTTCCTGAGCCGCGCGTTTTCTTCCACGCCGACCTCCGTCCGATAATAGTTACGCCATGACAGCAATTCCTCAACACTCATCTTGGTTATCGAACGGGACGCGATGGAATAGTTCTCCACATCACTGTCCGCACGGCCTTCAAGGACCGACTCGATTTTCTTCAACATGACCTCGGCGTGAGACCTTGGGTCCGCGACCGATCCCGCGAGATTCAAACCGACGTCCCACTGACCATGAGTGATCCGCACACGCTCGTTGTCAGGCCGAACAAGGAACGCTTCCCAATACCACCGGCCTGCCTGCCACGCGGCTGTCTGTGCGCCTGTGCGCTCCACCAGGTAGGTGTCACCGGCCACCGCAGCGTCGAACGTGACGGTGGTGCTCCCCGACGCACCGAAACGGGCGACGTACCGGAGNACGTACCCCGCCGTGATCTGATCAGCCAGATCGGTGCGCTTCCATGAGATGAAATCACCAGCAATCACGCTCGCCGGTTCACCGACGACAGGTTCAAAAACATCAGTCATAGTTTCGCCACCCATCCAGATAGGAAGTATGCCGCCTGTTTATCTTCTTGGTACGCGATTTCACGGCCTGTGTCTCTGCTTTTTCCTGTTCCGCCTCACGGCGTCGTATTGCGGCCTCAAATGCCCGTCTCTGTGCCACCAGGTCCACACCCAGCATTTCAAGGGCGGCAGTCGCGTAAACACGCAAGTCGAGCGGTTCATTTCGCGCCCTCATCTTGACGTATTCGGTCCTCTTGAACCCCTTGTGATATCGGGTGACGATCTTTTCGGCCGTCAGACCCTCGAAGTATGCACGATTTCTGTCCGCAGGGAAATGACAATAACCCACCTCACCTTCCTTGGCCTTCAATCTTGCATACACCAAATCCTTCGCCGTGTGAACACCGACCGGGAACAGTGGTATTTTACCGTAATTGTTCTTCGTCGGCGTCCCGACCAGCGGTTTACCCTCACCCGGAACACCTTTGACCCCGTACACGCGCGGTGTGGACCTCACGTACCTGTACGCTCTGGCCGTGTGATAGCCGGTGTCAAGACAACTACGCCCGGACGGATATCTCACCGAACCGCTGGTGTTTGAATATCTGTTGAACGAAACTGGTCAATTCCGACCAGACCTCGTTTGCTGACGGATCGCCATAAATCACCCGATAGTCGATCGACCACGACTCGAAGTCGTCACCCCATCCGACAATTTCCGCCTCGATCCGATCGTCCTGAACGTCGATACCCGCCGTCAGAAGCGTGACGCCATCCGGTATGCGCGCCTCATATTCTTCTACACGCTCCTCAAGGATGTGAGGGTCGAGTTTCTGTCCTTCGTCCTCCCACGTCTCCCCGAGATANGTGTTCACCCAAACCCTGAGACGCGACGGATCGTTCTTGGAGGCAAGGAANTCCCTTGCGCCGTCAACCATCGACGTAAAGGGGCTGAGAAGGCCGGGGATGTGAAAACTCGCCACACCGTTGAAGTCCGCATCGGCCCGCCACTCGCCCTTGCGTACCGCCGCGATGCGCTGGGCGTCAGACCAGCACGATCCGCATTCCTTGCACACGTAGACCGCAGTCGCGGGCAGGTCTTTCTCCCACTGAACCTGTGACCATTGGAGTATCTGGTACGTCCCGCAGTCCGGGCATGGACACCACCGGCGGCGTTGGTCGCCTTCCTCGAAAGCGGCCTCGATCCTGCTCGCCCCCTTCTCGGTCGGTGTGGAAACAAACACGACCGATCGGTTCCAGAATGTCGCCGTCCGTTTGACCGCGAGTGACACAGGATCACCCTCNGCCCCGGCGGATACCGGGAAACGATCAATCTCATCNGCCAGCACGGCCCGGATCGGGCGTGACGCCAGACTTGACGGACTGTTCGCGCCGACCATGGTCAGATGCCCACCCAGGAATGTCTTTTGGAATATCGTGCTTCCGCTGTCCCGCGCCTTTGCCTCCGAAACCTTGTCACGCAGCCGGGGAGTGTCACGGAGCATTGGCGCGACACGGTCCTTCGAGAATGCAGCGGCCATGTCGAGTGTCGGCTGAACAACCATGATTGGCGACGGGTCGTAATCAATCATATAACCGACCGCGTTCAGCAGTATTTCCGTTTTCGCAACCTGTGCTGCCGCCATGACCACAGTGCGATGAACCCGCGGGTCACATATCGTGTCCATTGGTTCCCGCATGTACTCGACAATGGCCGTTTTCCATTGTCCGGGCAGCGCACTGGCCTCGGACGACAATTTGCGGTGCCGGTCGGCCCATTGGCTGATCGTCAGTTTGGGCGGCGGTGCCCATTTTGACATCAGCATTGATCGAAGGTCGATCATTCTGCGCTCAACTCGGTCAAGGCGTCCCTGATCTGGTCCTCAAGGATCATCATCGCTTCGGTTTGTTCCTCAACGCCGAGAAGCAACGGCGCGGCGGCGAACGGAATACGCAGGAGTTTGGATTTGACCGCCATGACGATATCTGTCCATTGTGCCACAACCGCATCGGCTTCGACCAGTTCCCCGCGACGGACACGGTTCTCAAGAGCGGTCTTGTCGGCCAATTCCTTGTCTTTTCGTGCCCGTTCCTGGATCGGGTTCAGGTGGGCCGGATCGTCCATGTCAGGGAAACGGGCACGGACCTCACGATCGACCATCCACCTCCCTATCTTCTCAAGATGGTACGTGCCGTCCGGTTCTGACGGCGGCGGATTGTCCTGTTTCTTCCAGTCGTGAAAGACACGCTCATTGACGCTGCACAACAGCGCCGCATCGACGCTGTTGATGAATGTGACAGAAGGGATGCGTGTCCGTGTCGCCATGGTCCATCAAATATACTGATATGTCAGGCAATGTCCATCACTTTCCGGTAATGTTACATTGTAACAAGAGTTACTGCCTATCAATTTCCATNATCTAGAAATCTATCGAAGTCGCGCGTTACCCTCGAGCGTTATGTTATAACAGTACCTTTTACATGTTATGTTATAATATAACGTTCCGTTCGCCTGGTGCCCGATGATGGCCATGGGTGCGGGTGGTGCCCGATGATGGCCATGGGTGCGGGTGCGGGTGGTGCCCGATGATGGCCATGGGTGCGGGTGGTGCC